ATGATTTTGATAGGCGCAGAAGTTAAATGCGGATCTTTTACAGACCGCCAGACAGGCAAAGAGATAGAGTATAATAACTTGATGTTGTACTTTGAAGGTACAGAAGAACTTGAAAATCCGGAAAGCGATAATTTCGCATTTGGAAGGCAGGTACACGCTTACAAGATAAAGAATGAAGCTGATACATTGAAATCCGCCTTTAAAGGCTTCTATAAAGAAGATGATTCCGGTGACTGGTTGAAAAATCTTGCTGGTGTTGAGTTTGAGATTATCGAGAACCGTTACGGCGGTATTCAAAGAGTTCGTGAAAACTGAAAGGGGGTGTAATTATGACGATGGAAACTATTACAACGTGCATTACAAATGCTATAACTTGCGTCGGCTCTGCTTTTTCAGCCATGATGGAGAATCCTGTGATTGCGATTTTCGTTGGTTGTTCGCTTGTCGGTGCGTCCGTTGCAGTTTTCGCACGAATGAAGCGATCTGCAAGATAACATACGGTCAGCAAGGATTTTATAGTTCTTGCTGACTTTTTATATATTTTTGAAAGGGTGATTTTATGAAAGAGCAGGGAAGTGCTGCATTGCGAATTGTTTCTTTTGCTGTTGCTTTGGCTGTTGTGCTTGGTCTGGCTTCGGTGATGTTTCAGGTAACCGCCAGCGCCGAAAGCACTAATAAAGATATTAAAACAGGGTCTTTTTCCGTTTCCGGCTATTTTGATGGCTATCCTTGTTTAAACTTAGGTACGGAATTATCTTTTTATGATTTTGTAAAAAATTATAATACGTTCGGTTATGGATTCTGCGTTATACCGCTTGTTGTAAAAAACAATGTAACATATTTTTTTAAAGCTAATTCTTCGTGGAACTGCTATGGTTATATTGATGTTTATACTGCTACCAGTTCTAATGGGGGCATAATTTTTTATAACGGTACTAATTTTTTTACAAATAGTTTAGCAAGCGATAACGGCGAATCTTATAAAAATTATAAATCTGTTATTAAAAAGTCTAAGGATAGTAATGATCTTGTTTATGTGCGTTCTGATTATGACCAAACTAAAAAAGATTGGGTCTTAAACAATACTGAATTTAGTGTTAATTTTTATGATTATAAATCTAATACATACGCTGATAATGTAAGCCCTAGCGATATTAAGTATGTTGTTGTATCCAACACTTCTAGATTTTTGCAAAGTAAAAATCGCAATAACAATTGGTCTGATTTGGATACGATTTTTTCAGCAAATGCTACGTTTACCGAAGCTGGCGCTTTACCCTCTGCGGAATTTTTATCCTTTAAAGGCACAGAAAGTAGTGGTTTATATTTAGTCGATTGGATTAAGGCCGGCCAGCAGTACCCGATTGTAGATTTTCGCATTGACGATAAAGGAAATTATCATAAATACGCTTTACGCATTTCCGGTAATTCTAATTATGCCGAAATTTTAAAAGGTATTTGGGATCGTCAAGAAATGAAAGAAGCAGTTTCCGCTGCATCAAATGCCGTTGGTGTTATTTTATTACTTAAAGCTGCTGCTTCTTTAGGCACTAAAGCTGTTGTTTCTATCGCTGGCGCTGCTACTCCTATTGGTGCGTTATTTTTAAATGTGCCAAAGAAAGACGTTACCGGATATGTTATGTTAGCTGCGCAAAACAAGCTTGTACAGGAATACGATACTTTATCGTATGATGATATTCGTACATTAACTTCGGATAATATGAACTTTTCCGAAGGTTCATCGACCGTTTCTAAAGCGGTTAGTTTGTGTCTTTCCGATTATGTATCGGTTGTACCAAATACGCTTTATAAACTGGAAATCATAGATGTTACTGAAAGCAAATTGCTTGATGTTGCGTATTTTAGTTCTCAGCGCGGTTTTCAGAAGTCAGATAGCGGTTACGGCACCAATATCACCGATTATGATAATTCTGCTGACCTGGATAGCGATATTGAAAATAATAACGGTTATACAGGTGGATCTTCTTCCAACGGCGGTAAATTGGATACCGATAATCCTAATGATATTATTGATACTGATTATAACAATTCGCTTGCTAATATCAACATTTCTGACATTATCGTTAGTCTGCGAACTTCTATTGCTTCCGTTGGTGTGTTCTTCCAGTCTTGTTGGGCATTGTTTCCGCCAGCTATATGGTCAATCATACTACTTGGATTGTCGCTAATCGTTGTATTACGACTGTTAGGTAGGTGATTTTATGATTGTACATATTCAACAGTTGATCAATGGTGTTGTATCTGTCCTTCAGATTCCAATTGACTTCGGACCGTTTTCTGTGTCGATTTTCGATATTATAATAGGACAGCTACTAACGGTACTTGTTGCTTATGTTGTTTGGAAAATTTTCGATTAGGTGTTGATGTTTTGTGAATGTGCTTGTTGCTTGTGAAGAATCGCAGGTTGTAACGATTGCTTTTCGAAAATTAGGTTTTCGAGCGTTTTCGTGTGACGTTCAGAAATGTTCTGGCGGAAGACCTGGCTTTCATATTCAATCTGACGTATTACCATTTTTAGATGGTAATACATCATTTGTTACATGTGATGGTCGCCGACATAATATTACCGGGAAATGGGATTTGATTATCGCACACCCGCCGTGTACGTTTTTGTCGAAAGCTGGCAGTGTCAGAATGTTTGTTAAACCTAAACAAATTGATTATGATCGGTATAAAAATATGTTAGCTGCGCGCGAATTTTTTATGCGATTTTATAATTGTAATTGTGATCATGTTTGTATCGAAAATCCTGTTCCTATGCATATTTGTGATTTGCCATATCCTACACAGGTTATTCAGCCGTATTTTTTTGGTGATCCTTTTTCGAAAAAAACGTATCTTTGGACTAAGGGTTTACCTAAATTAGTTCCTACCGATATTTGCGAATCATTTGTTCCGTATTTATCTGTATGTTCATCTTCTAAAAAAATGCGCAGTAAGACGTTTCCGGGTATAGCAAATGCATTTGCACACCAGTTTTCTGCTGCTATTCTGTCCGGTAATAGTTTTTCGTTGCCATATCAAACATTTTTAAAGGATGTGATTTTATGATAGGTTCTTCTTCCGGATCTATTTTACTTCGTCAGCTTGATTCATTATCGCTGTCTGAAGTTTGTTTGTTTTCTTTGTTGCTTTTGGCAGTTTTATTCATTCTCGTGAAAGGATTAACAAAATGACAGATGTTGTAGCAGTTTTTTTAGACATGTTCGGATGGTCATATGATATGTTGACTGTTGTCGATGTGATTAATAATTTTGTTCGCCTGGCTATCGGTATCGGTATTTTTGTTTTTATTATGAAGATGCCTAGTATCTTTCTTGGTCGGCGAAACCGATTGTTATAGGTGGTGATTTTATGGCTATAATTGTTTTCTTCCGTAAGATTTTTTCTAACTTGATCAGATTACCAGTGTTCCTGGTTTATCAAGTGCATGATCGATTTATGTATTACAAAGAAAAGCGCTACAAGGATTTCGACCGCTGGGGTATACATATATTCACATCTAAATTCGGCGCCGGTAAGACTTCTTCTATGGTTTATACGGCATTCAAGCTGTGTAAGCGGTTTCCGCAGGTTCAGGTTTTGTCCAATATCAAGGTATCCGGTTTTCCGAAGCACACGGTTATTAAATCGCTGAATAGCGTTGATGATATTTTTTCCTGTGCAGATAACACGATTATCTTGATCGATGAAATCGGCACTATCCTTAATAGTCGTGATTTTTGTAACGGAAAATCTATGTCGAAGGCATTGTTTCAATATTTTTGCCAGGTGCGTCATCGGCACGTTGTTCTATTCGGTACATCGCAACGTTGGCACTTTGTCGATAAACAGATTCGTGACGTCGCTACAACTGTTCGTGTGTGTAGCAGTTATTTTCCGCACCCGTTCACACGTTGCGTTAACGTAACATATTATGATGCTCAAGATTATGATCTTTCGTACAGCAATCCGATGATCTCACTTGCGCCGATCGACTGTATGACATACATTCAATCGGACAAGCTTCGCCAGATGTACGATACAACCGAAATGGTGCAGACAATTTTACATTCGGATTATTTCGATACTGCCGATGATGATAACCGATCATCTGTTGCTGTGTCTGACCGCAAGACTTCACGCCGCTATAAACGTGGCGTTGGTCGGTGGGGGGGGTGCGGGTGGTGCCGGCGCCCGCGCGCGCGGGGGGGCGGGGGGGGGCTGGGGGGACTACGACTCCCCAATATAGTTCAGTGTTCACGGACTATAAAATTATAGTGAGGTATAAAATAAATGGCTGCTTTGAAAAAGGAAAAAGAGACACGTACTCGGTCTTGGACGTTCGTCTTATATCCCGAATCCGCTCCGGCTGACTGGCGTGATAAATTAGACGATTTCCACATTGAGTGGGTCGAAAGCCCTTTACATGACCGTGATTTAAACGGTGACGGTCAGCCCAAAAAACCGCATATTCATGTATTACTGTCGTTTGGCTCTGTTAAGTCATATGATCAGGTTAAGGAAATTACTGACGCTCTGAATTGTCCGATACCGCAACGGTGTCATAGTTTGCGTGCTATGGTTAGGTACATGGCTCACATTGATAATCCGGAAAAGGCGCAGTACAGCAAAGAAATGATCATTGCGCACGGTGGCGCAGATTTAGATGAATATTTGCGACCTTCGGCTTCATGCGAACTTTCGTATGTTAGAGAAATGCTTGATTTCGTTCAAAATAATCAAATAATGGAATTTTATCAATTAGTTGATTATGCGCGGGAAAATGAATTTGATACATGGTTTTCGTACCTTTCTCGGCACAGCTGCTACATGATTATAAATTATATAAAGAGTTCACGTTATCGCAATTCTCAAGGTGATTGATATGTCAGAGTATTATAACAAGTATTATAAGCACCCGTTGAACGGTTATGATCCAAAGTATTTCATGATACCGCCGAAGGAATGCCGTAATTGTATTTGTTATTATTGTTACAACAAATTATGTCCGCATTGTGTCGGCTATCGTTACAGTCTTGCAGTTGATATGTGTGTTAAAGATAAAAAGATACGATCTAAAGACATGATACCGCATAGATGTGATAAATGCTATTATCTTTGGAATAAGAAAAAACCGATTTATGACTGTGATTTTTTTGTTAATTTTCGTAGGAAGATTACATTATATACAGTTATTCGGAAGTATCGAAAAAAAACAACGCTTGAAATTTTGGTCGATCGGGTAGAAAGTCTTGAAAAAAAGATTGACGAATTGTATAATGATAATAACAGAAAATAACACGCAATTTCATAAAATTAATATTTTACGAAATTAGAAGCGGTAAAAAACGAAAGGCGCACAAAAATGGCATATAACATAGATTTCAGACAAGCTACATCGGACGCACCGGCTTGCCTTACCGAATACCTGAATTATCTTACGACAATCAAAAACCGTTCACAGCTTACTGCGTTGAACTATTATACCGACTTGCGTATGTTTATGCGTTTTCTCAAGGTCAAGAACAAGCTGGTTGATGCAAATGAGGATTTCTCCGAGATAAAAATCTCAGACCTTGACGATAAATACATAAAGGCTGTGACCCTTACGGACGCTATGGAGTTTCTCAGCTTTACTGTAAGTGAACGTTCCAATCAGGCAAAGGCTCGCTCACGCAAGGCTGTATCTCTGCGGCAGTTCTATAAATTCCTCACAAATAACAAGGCGTGGTTTGCGGCAAGCCCGATGCTGAACCTGGAGCTTCCTTCGCCTAAAAACGCACTGCCCAAGCACCTCACGTTGCAGGAATGCGGTCAGCTTCTGCACGAGGGCTTCAAGGAGTTTTCAAGCTGGATGGATTACCGTGACTATGCGATGATTATAATGTTCCTCAACTGCGGTATGCGTCTGAGCGAGCTTGTCGGAATAAACGTGAATGATTTTGTCGAAAACATAGACCCGTCACAACCTGATGTAAAATATCTTTCCGTGAAGGTTCTGGGCAAAGGCAACAAGGAACGTATCGTCTATCTCAACGAGCAATGCGTCGATGCTGTTACCAAGTACACCGAAGCAAGAAAATCCGTTGCAGACCCTAAGGAAAAAGCTCTGTTTATAAGCAAACGTGGCAACCGCATCACAAACCGCCGTGTCGAACAGATAATCGACGACCGCCTTAAAGCCTGCGGACTTGCCGGTAAAGGAATTTCCGTTCATAAACTGCGTCATACGGCGGCTACGCTTATGTATCAGAATGGTGTTGATGTCCGTGTGCTTAAAGAGGTCCTCGGACACGAAAACCTCAATACCACCCAGATTTATACCCATGTGGTAAATACTCAGCTCCGTGACGCTATAAACTCAAATCCGGTAATGGATATAAAAAACGATCTGCCCGAACCCGATTTGAAGCAGAATGAGGATAAGAATAGCAAGTAA